TTAAAATCCCTTGAATAATTCTTCCAGCTTCAGGTCAAGTGCTTTTGTGATTTTAAACAGCGTTGTCAGGGTTACATATTTTTCAGCTCTCTCCACACTGCCTATATAATTTCTATGCAGCCCTGACTTTTCGGCAAGGCGTTCTTGACTGAGATGTAACCCTTGACGTTTTTTGGCAATTCTCGTGCCGACTGTTTTAAACAATTTTTTCATTATTTTATCCATCATAACAACTATTTTAAGGCAGTCTTGACGTTTTTTCACAGCCCAGAAGTGTGTAGACCGTGATTATCTTTTATGGCTAAATTGTTTCAGATGTGTTGTCTTAAAGTATATTGACAGGTGGAATTATGAAAGAGTTTATTGGTATGGTGGAGCAGGGAATCAAGAATTTCACTGCGAAAATTGTTGAAAAAAGTAGCTTGATAATTATTGTTTTACTTGTGCTGCAAATCGGGCTGTCGGTCTTAAATATTAGAATTGACCTTGAGGCTTATGTTCACGGTATAAACAAAACAGAAAGTCGTTATCAAAGCGCAATGACCGCGCTAGAATATATTCACGGCAAAGAAATTGACCGTTACGCCGGGGAAGAAAACAAAAAACTTTCTTCGGATCAGCAAGTGCAAAGAAAGAAGAACCACAAAAAATATTTGTACCACTATATTAAGGATTGGTACGGCAAGTCTGAGAAACAATAAAACCCCGCTCCGGAGAGCGAGAATAAATTAAAAAATATTTATTGTATAATTTTAAAATAATTAGGGATTAAGTAATTTTATGGAAGACACTGAAAAACTTTATTTCGTTAATTACATACGCGAAGAGGGCGGCCACTTTATGATAGGTGTCGATATAATCGATAAAGATAAAGACCACTATGTAGTCTTATTGCCTGACAAACAAAAAATAAAGGTTTGTAGCCTTGATTACAAACCCGTCAACGATGTTTGTTGGAACAATCAAGGGCTTCATAAATTTTATCCAAATATAGAATCCGCAAGGCACGACTTAGTCTATAAATACCAAAGTAAGATAATCGAAAGACTTTTACAAAGAGACGACTCCGTCCTGTACCGTAAATTTGCGGAATATCTTAAGCATAACTCCTTGTCTTGCGCATTAATAAAAATTGCTCGTGACCTTAGAATGGAAAAAATTTTTACACAAAAATATTGTAGATAAAAAACCCCGCTCCGGAGAGCGAGGTTTAAAGCACCGACGGAGATTCCTCCAGGCAAGTTCATTTTTTATTTTCAGCGCAATACTCCCTTATCCCCTCAAAAATCGCTGCCGCAAACAATTCGGGCTGATTTTTTAACATGCTCTCCTCTTTTAAATTTGAAATAAATGCGCATTCAACTAAAACTGCGGGGGCTACAGTCGATTTTAAGACGTGTAAATCACCTCTCGGCTTTATTCCTCTATTTGTTAATCCTGTCGCTCTAATAAGGGCCTTCTGTACGCAGGTTGCGAATTCTTTACCTTTTGATGATGTTGGATAATAAAGAGTTTCAACACCGTTTGCTGCCGCGCTTGAAAAACTGTTACAATGCACAGACACAAAAAGGTCTGCCTTGCTTTTGTTTTCTTTTTGCGTTATTTCGGTGAGAGATTTTTCTTGCTGATAGACCTCAACATCAAACCAAGTCAGCCTTAGCATTTCGGCCAAGGTTTTACAGATTTCTTTGCAGATGGCACATTCTTTTGCGCCTGATTTTGAAACCGCGCCGGGGTCGCTGCCGCCATGGCCCGGGTTGAGAAATATTTTCATTTTAAGCTCCTTTACAGTTAATCATCGCGTAATAAACAAAGTCCCACATTTGAATTGTGCGACCTTCGAAGTGATATTCAATAATCATAAAAAATTCCTTATTTTTTTATTAAAAAGTTTTTTATGTCGTCAATGCCGTCTTTTACTTCTTTAATGCTATTGAGCACTTGTTCTCTAAATCCCAAATAAGCGGATAGTGTAACATAATCTTTGTCAAGATTGTCGAACTTTTCTTGAGTGTTATGCCCTATTGTGTCGAATTTGTCCTGGCTCTCTTTTATAATTTCCCTGTGCTTTTTCTCAAGCTGCTCGGGAGTTACAAACAGTTTTTGCTGAATAAAGAAATATAGGCAACATATTATTATCGGAGCATATTCGATAAGCTTTTCTTGCATCTATTTGTCCCTTCTAATTGTATTTAAAGAACTTCTCGCGCAGCTTTTTATAGCTTTTTGCGAAAACTTCTTTTGTAGTAGTGTCTTTGCGGTCTACAAGAAAAATAATCTGCTCCGCAATGTTACAGGCTTTCTCTAAGTTCTTGCACTTCCTCACGACAGCCGTTTCCGACTGCCGTTGAATAGAAGTGTCTTTGCATCCGAAAAATTTTGCGATAGCCTCAAATAAGGCCGTAAGTGCAGATGTAAACATCCTATGTCCCTGCTTTCTCTAAGCCCTTTTCGGCCACAAGCTCGTCAAAAATTCCTTGGCATTTTTGCTCTATGTATAGCGTTACGTCGTCAGCATATTCGCTACCTAATGCTCCAAGTCTGAGACAGCTCAATATGGCCTTGACTGTTGCTTCCATCTTCTCAGAGCCTTTAGCATTCGCATAAATCCTTTGCCATACATTCATCAGGGCTTTTATTGTTTCTTTGTGCTGCTCGCAGAAAACTTCAATTTTTAGTCTTGCTTCTGCCATTTTGTCTTTTGTTTTGGTAAAAAAGTTTTTTAGTTTGTTTAAAGTGTCTAAAAATGTCATAATTACTCCTTTTCTAATTAATAACTAATCTCTATTCTATTAAGCTCCTTAAGGGTTTGTGCCTCTTGGATGGCTTTTGTTATTGTGGTTGATTTTATATCTATTTCCATATACGCCGCCGCAATCTCAAGCGTAATATCTTCGAATTGCTCTAAAGACAATGCAGAGCTTAGTGTTACATTGCCCTCCTCGTCGTAAAGCCGTACGGCACCTTCGGGAAGCCCGTTGTTAGCCTTGGCAATCTTTTCGTATAATGACAGTGCAAGCTTTAAATCCCCAAGCGGGGTTTGGGTTTTAAGCTTACCTAAAGAGGTTGTAATATACTCAACATTGCGCGCTTGCTCGTTCTCGGCAATTTTAGCCTCTTTTGCTTTTTTTAGTTCTTTAGCCAGGTATTCGGCCGTGTCTGAAATGTTAACTATTTCGCTATCCTGCACTATTTCTGATTCTAAAAGCGCGTAGGCCGCAACGTCTGTTATCTCAATTCGCTTGCCTGTCTGGTTTGCATAGTGTGCAAAACTAGTATATTGCTCATTTGTGTATGGCTTATTTAAGATATTTGTCATAAATTTACTCCTCAATATCCTTTTGCTATCCATTGGCGCGAGCTAAAAGCCGTATATACAGTTAGGGGCAAAGTAAAGCCCGTAGTGCTTACGGTTGACGGTGTAGTATATCGGCTATCTAAAGCACCGCTATAAGTGCCTGTATTAATTGGCACAGCTAGGTATTTTGGCTTTTCGGCAAATTCGATTGGATAGTTAATTGTTGTTAATTTTGCGCACTCGCCGCCTTGTTCAATCCATCTTTTTATTTTTTTGTCGTTTTGGTCATACTTAAGATATATATCGTACCAAGATGTGTCATTAGACCAAAACTTAATCAGCTTTTTCCCGATGCCGTTATAGTTATAGGGCGCTGTCTCAACTCCTGTAATAACGTCAGCTTGCATAGTTGCAAAGGCTATAGGTACGCCGTCATATTCTTGCCATTGTGAACTCGAAAACTTAAAAGACCTGATAGGCTCAAGTCTTTTGAGCCATATGCTGTTTTCTTTTATGGGGGTAATATTGGCATCAGAATATAATACCTCTATAGAGTTTATGTTTGCGCCGTTATTAAGATTGGCCGATAGTGTGGTTACACCCTCAAATTTCACCCCTTTGACTTTTTTTGTGGATGAAAATATCACAGACAGAGTTTCTTTTGTGCCGTTGACCCCCAATTGTGGCTCATTATTTGCTATAACCGTTTCTTCTGTATCATCCTCGTATACAAGTTTAACTATGCGATTTGTATATGCTCCTCTGCCTCCTTGTGTTGGTATATATACGGATGTGGTCAAATTGACAAGGTAATTTCCGACTGGTGATATAGCAGAAAAAACATATGTGATGCTGCCGTCTGTTGTCCTTTGCTGTGCTATTGTACCAGTGTCAGCGCCTATAGCCTTGTATGCATATCTTTTATTGGTGCCGTCGCCCCAAGTACCTGTATAAGTTACGGTGCCTTTTGGCGCTGTATATGATGTCATAGCAGGGGTTAGAGTAGTTATGGTGCCACTATCGACTTTTGGCTGCGGTTGAGTAGTTTGTCTGTAGATATCTCCGATAGCTTCAAGCCTGCCGTCGTTTATAGCAATATTGCAAGTTTCAGCTAAAGTTAAACTCAATGATGTTTTTTGCTCCCTTGTAACGTCTGATGCAGTCGTATAAACAAATGGGGTTTCTTCGCTTGCGCGCAGCACAACTTCATTTGTGCCCGAATCTACTATCTCATCCCAAAATAGATTCAGTGCGCCGAGAGAATGCGGCTTATTTTCTAATGCAATTGAGGCGGCGGCGATATTGAATCTGTAGGCCAAATATTCTTGGTCTAAATCCAGCGGCTCTTCTACATGGTCTATATTTTCTTGTGGGGGCACTATTTGTGTCCAGTTTGTACCGTCAATAGATGCATCCATACTGCCAAGGTATGATGCCCAAGTTTGATAGCTGACACCACCATGCAGAACGGTATATGCCTTGATTTTTACAGGTTTGAGAAAAGTAGCTATAATGCTGTAATATCTACTGGCTAACGGTACACTATACCCTAGCGAGAGAGCAGTATTGCGCCCGATTATATTATATGCTCCCGACGGGCTTATCGTAACCCCATCCTTGCCGTTTGCGGCTTCTGTGGCAGATGTAAAAGTCGGCAAACTTTTTGTCACAATCACGGCTTCGTTGGGTTGATAGACCGTATTATTCTCGCCATTGGCATCAACACTGCCTGAATTGGGAGAAAATGAAGTGTGTCTTTTTTGCTCTGGCAAGTGTTCGGCGGGCACTTTTGCGTTGTCGTCAAGCGGAGCGTAGCCGTTGGGTTGGCCTTTTTCGTCAATCAATTGATATTCTGACAAGGTGTCATTCAGGGAATCCTGAGAAACATTGTTGTCTGTATTAACACTAATTTCTATATTTGCACTATCGCCACAAGTTGTTATAATAACGATGGTTTTTTCTTTTAATTTTTTATTGTCGCTAATGGGTGGGATGTATTCGGCATCCTCTAAATTATTGGCATAACAATAAAGTATTTCTTCGTCGGTATTAGGGTCAAGTGCGAATAAGCCTAATTCCCGATAAAAAAACCCTTCCTCAAGTTGAGAATTGTTAAAATAGCCGTCTATTTGGACACTGGTTTCATCAATTATTGTTTTCCTGTTAACAGAAACACTTAAAACCTCATTAACAAGGCTCTTAAACTCCTCTAATTCAACATTCAAATTTATAGACCCATCGCCTACAGCCATCCTCGTGAATTTAATATTTTTACCTGCTAAAGCCTTTGCTATCAGCTTTCGGCCTTCATTGGTTATTTTATAGTTTTGCACAGCGCTCATATTAGTTATCCTTAATCAAATATGTATGTATCCTTTGTGTAGTCGCAAATCGCAACGCCAAAATTAACATGCCCCAAACCTTCAAGCTGTAGGGTTATACCGTCAAGCCAAGAGCTTTTCTTTTTGACTTTTTCAAGTCGTCTTAAAAACTCATCGGTGTCCATGGTTAAAATTTCAGGATTATTGGAGCATATCCTGAAATAGTGCGGCTTGCCGCCGTATTCAAACCACCTTTGCACCGTAGCCTTGGGAAAATAGTCATCTACCACGCACTCAACAGCAAAAACAGTGCCAAGACTTGACCATACCTTTTTAGCGTTTTTTATAAGACGCCTTTTGACTTCAACTGACGCGCCTGCGTCATACCACAGGACATTAAATTCCCATGCAAGCTCATCAAGTTCAGCTTCTGTCAAATCGCTGATTTTATCCCATATACTAAGCTTACTGAGGCCATTATCCAATTTCTGAAAAAGTTTACTTATAGCGCCTGCCAGAGCCTCATTTGTTTCACACGCACGCATAAAGGCGGGCAAGAGCTTTATCAAATCGATTTCGTTGAGTTTCACTCTGTAACCTCAAATTTAACATTCATTTTGCCGCTGAATTTGGCAATACTAAACTTATCCACAGCCGCGTACTCGGGTTTTGTAATGTCTACATGATCGGCACCTACAGGCTTTATGTTACTTTTTAGGATTTCAGCCTTTAGTCTGTCTGGATTAATAGCCCTGCCTATGGCGCTTTTCTGCCAATCTATATACCGCTCAATAGCTCCGCCTGTACCTTCTACTTCGGTTATTGTTGCGTCTTTTTCGCTTGAGGTAGTGTAGTATACAAGTTCGATGTCATATTCTGCATACTCGGCTGCAATCACAATGATTTTATCCGTTAATGGCGCGATCTGTTTTTGATTTAACTTCGCCTTTACTGCGTCAATGACAGCTTCGCCAGGCTTTTGACCTGCTTGATTAACTATCACTACAGTAATAGTGCCCGCCTCTTGTTCGGATGACGCATAGACATCGCCGACATCCGGGTGCGCGCTTTTAGCATGGTATATATAGGCATCCTCCGGGCCTGCGGTTGAATACGCTGCGGGCGATAATCTTATGCGCTCCCTGTAGCTGTCATTTCCTTCTTCGGTATATGGGGCTTCCCAAGAGTAAGGTTCACCGTCTGTACCACCTTTGGTTTCTTCTGTATTTTCAACCGTCAAAACAAATGGCCATTTATCCACAACTAAGTTGATTTGACCTACGCTAAAGCCGTTGTATTCTGTCCCGCCCTCTATAGCTTCGCTCTTCACCAATACATCAAGTTGTCCCGCGGGGATTATGGCATTTTCTTTTGTCTGGAAATATAGCTTGCTATCAGCCGTAACCCTTGTGTCTTTCGGGATAATGATATTTTGCGGGCGGACATCACTTATTTTAAATTTCAGGGTAGCACCAGACTTGGTTTTTTCCAAGCGCGGACAACGGGCATCCTCGCCTATGGCATCAAGGACATAATCACGTGCAAATCTTAAAAACCTTTGCTTGGCACGGTCATTCATTTTATTATAAGATGTAACCAATGCTATATTAAGAGCTTCGCCGAATATCCGCCGCTCGTCTCCGGGGTACAAAGGCTCTTTTACTTCGGTTTCAAGCGTGCTTATGAGTTCATCGTAAATCTCGCCCGCGTCTATGTTTATAAAATTAATGTCGGTCATTTTTAAGTTCCGTATTTTTCAATTTCAGCCGTAAGTCCCGTATTACCTGCACCGTCGATTACAGCACGTTTTATGTCTTTAAGGACAGCCCTCGGCTCGTATGTGTCTATAAGCCATTCGCATTGTGCCTTTAGCTCGGGTGCAACAGCAAGAGTGTTTTTATCCACAAGCGAGCCGTCAACACCTTTTAAGCGTTCCATAGGTACTTCATGGCGATACAGGCTTATAAGATTTTGTACACATTGTTCGGGCGTACCGTTGCCTTTTGCTTTCATTTTTTAACCTTTGCCTTTTCCGCAGGAGTTAGACCTATGCCCAGAGCGCTTTTTGCTTCCTTTAATTCTTTTTCGCTTAATGTTAGCTTACCCGTTTTAGAGGCATTTTTTTTAGACGCGCTCTTGCTCCCGCCGTTAAAATTGAGCGTATGAGAAGCGTGCCAAATACGGCCCGTATTGTCTAAAAGTGTGTTGCTAATACTGACCTCATCAAGCATAAAATCAGTGTTTAAATTTTCGCCCCCGATGAAAAAATTGCCCGATGAGCCAGTCATTTTTTTAAGCTTTTCAAACTCCTCACGCGGGTCAACACCCGCCGAAAAGCCCGTCTCATAATTTATACTTAATGCCTGCGGTTTAACTCCCTTTATGGTAGTTTTTTCCGTGCCGTCTTTGCTTTTTTCGGTTTTAATATCCAATTCGACAGACAATGAAAGGCTGCTTATGGCGCGGATTTTATCAGGGGATATGCCCCATTTAATATTTTGCCAACTTGCTTGTTGCATTTTACCTCGTTAACCCGTTGGTGGGCCTGTATCGGCTCCGTTGTTGCCATTAGCGTGCGTATGTTGGTTTGCACTTGCCATACTAGACGTCGTGGCATCCTGCGCTATGACTGTTTCCGCAACAGTTATACTTCCTGGAATAAAACCCGTCCATTCGCCGTCTATGCGCTCTAAAATAATTCCCGACAAATCGTCAAACAGCGCATAAGCTACTATATCACCGACTTTTAAGTCTGCCATTTTGCCACGTAAGTGCCAGGGGATAACAAGTAAGCGCGTTGGCATATTGGGAGAAGTTGAAGGCAGAATGCACGCACGGGTTAAGTCACCGTTTCTGTCGGGCGGGCCTTCAATACTTGAGATAATACCTTTATTTACTTCTGCCATCAAATTATCGCCTTTCGCATAAATAGCTTTGTTTTTTTATTGACATAATCTTGCCGGACGTGGTGGGCAAAAACGGCTTTGTCCCAGTTTGGAGTGCCCGGAGTTTTTAAATTAATCACACTGCCCGCTGCAAGTTCGCGCAGTAAGGACACTTTAACGACAGCGTTTGTAAGGGCTTTATTCTCTTGCCTTAGAAGCCCCTTGGCGAAGCGTTTGCCTTCCTCGATACTTGATATAACGGTGTTTACTCTCTTTGGAAGCGTCTTTGAAAGTCCGTTGGCACACTCATAAATCGCCGAAATAGCCCCGTTTGTAATGGAGCATTTACCATAAGCTCTGCTCGCATCGTCTGAATATGTGAACTCGTCTCGCTCAGTTATATTCAGCGTCTTTGCGGGCGTTGTATTTTCTAGTGCTGCTTCGTCATAAAGGACTAACTTTTTATCAAAAACAACAAAAGCGAGGCTCTCAAGTTCCGCGCGCTCTTGTAAAAAGGCAAAATTCGGCTGATTTTCTTGCCTTACGTAGTCATAAAGTATGTCATTAACATGGTGGCTCTCAAAAGCAAGCCCGCATCTTTGGGCAACTTCCTCAAAAAGTTGAAGCAAACGTACATTTTCCCAAGATTTTTCAAAGGGTTCTTTGGCGCTTGGCGGCACAGAAGTCGCACGCAAAGTCATAAGGCCATTTTCAGGGGTTACGGTTTCAATAAACATTTTACCCGTGGTCGCTATGCCGTCTACTACTTCAATTATTTCCTCATTTTTTGGGCTCCAACCATCCCACAACCTTTTTGTGTCATTGAACTTAAAAATTAGTGTATCTGCGCGGTTGCTTGCGTACATATCATGTTCGCAGGCGTTTGTGCTTATGCTGTCCGTAATATCAATACCGTTGTATGAAACTTTTAGCGGAGTATCAAGAACGGCGTTTTTTACGGGTTCGGGTCCGGTGTCTGCGATAGGGCTTTTATAAGTAGAAGACGCTGCAGATGTATTTTTGCCCTCCCGTCCGCGCTCAAAAAGCTCTATTGATATTGTGCCATGCAGGATTATACCGTCATTGGCAAAAAGGTCAGCGTCAAGTGTGACTTTTTTAAGTGTTAAAGTGTTTGGCCCCCATCGGGCGCTTTCCAAAATAAGGGGTGCAGACTGCCCTACCGAGGCTGACCAAGCCCTATACTCGGCCAGAGGATTAATGCCTGCGCTTATACCCGCTTCAAAACTTAGTGAAAAAGTTTCGGGCTTGTGACCTTGTATGACGGTTTTATCACCCTCGGTTTTCTTTTTGAGTTTATATGTGCGCGACAATTCGTTTAATGACTTTACTTGTTTGTCCGATATTTCAAAAGTTTTATCGTGCCATTTTGCTTGAATAGTCATTAAAAAAACCTCATTGACGCCAGGGCGGGAGCGTTTCTTTTGATTCGAGAGTATCAAATACGGGGATTTTCAGCACCTCGCCACCTTCAAAAATAATGGTATCTATAAGGTCAGGGTTGGCCTGCATTATGTGGTGTGCCATCCGCTCATCACTATAGTAGTCCAAAGCCAGCTTATCGAACATTTCCCCGGAGCTTGCAATGTGTTTTTGATATGACACTATATTAGGCATACTGTTCTCTCTTTTTGCGCTCTAACCAATCATCGAGCATGTCAAAAAATTCCGACCCTGCTTCTTTTAATTTTTTGATAAGTTCGTCAGGATCTGCATCGCCTGACATAGAAATTTGTGGGGAGAAAGAAAGTCCGCTCAAATCGTAAATAGTACTTGAGCTGCTTGCACCTTGCAAATCGCCCACACCTAACATTTGACCCGCCTTGGCCCATATTGACAGGTTGTCATCCTTATAGGACGGGTTAAAACTTATGATAGCCTCCGTACCGTCCTCGCCTGCGATACTTGGGCCACTTGTGAAGCCACCCTCGGCGAACGTAGGCATGGGAATCTGGGGGATTTCTATTTTAAACTCTTTGCCGCCCATACCGGGTACCCAATCGGGAATTTTGATATTGAGGGCGTTTATACCTGATATAAGACTGTTTATAATCCCTATAACTATTTTAACAGGGGTTGCACAGTAATTAACAAGAAGCTTAAAGATGTTATCAAACATACCGACTACATTTTGCCAAGCATCGCCCCATTTGAGCGTGAAAACATTGGTTACAAAGTCGATTACGTTAGTTAAAATACCCATAATGCTTTCAAATAGCGGTACAAGTATCTTGATAGCCTGTGAAAGCACCGTGCTCAAAACTTTAGCAAGAATAACTATAACAGGGGTAAGAGCCTTTACAAGACTTATTATCGGGGGTAATACAGCGCTTATTATCTCGAGAAATGGCGGCAAAAGTTCTTCTATAATGCCAAGCAACGCAGGAAATACATTTTTTGCCATATCGGTTATGACAGGCTCTAAACTTTTCCAAAGCTCCGACATTTTGCCGAAAATATCTTTTACAATCGGTATCGCCGCGTTTGCAAAATCGGTTATTATAGGTGCGATTTGCTCCATTATATCTGAAAAAATGGGTACTATGTCACCCAAAGCATCAAAAATAGCCATGCCCAAGGGTTCAAATGCTACTTGCATTTTCTGACCCAACAGCTGCATTTTTTCAGGATAGTCGGCAGCGTCCCAATATGCCTTGTCTATGCTTTCGGTACTGTCTTGCAGGCTTTGCGTTAAGTCGCCTATTGCAAGCGCGCCGCTTCGTATAGCTGCCGCCATACTTGAGCCCGCCCTTGCGCCGAATATTTCAGATGCTATAGTGGTGGCTTGAATTTCAGACTTTGCATTTTTTATTTTTGAATAAAAAATTGCCATCCCGTCACTGGCAGAATAGCCCTCTTTTGCAAGTACCCCTACGCCTTTTTTCATTGCGCCGAGGACTTCTGTTGTATCAACGCCTGCTTTTCCGAGTTGTCCTATAAAGGTTGCTGCGCTGTCAAAAGAATAACCCATTTGCTGAAGCTGCGGGCCGAATCTTTGCATATCGGCGGACAATGCATTAAAACCTACTCCGGTTGACTGGGACACCTTGAAAAGATAGTCCATCTCTTTACCCATGGCATCAGCGGGTATTTTCCACTGTTTGAAGGCTTTTGATGAGTTTTCAATTACACCGCCCAAGTCTTCGCTAAGCATCTTACTGGTTTGTATCGCCTGCTTAGATACACCTGACAGAACATCACCCGTAATGTCAAGGCGGGTATTATAGTCCGCTACTGCTTTTGAAGCTTCGTCCATGGTAGCGGGTACGGATGAGTAAACATCCTTGAAGTCATTTTTAAGACCCTCGAGCGCTTCACCTGTTGCGCCTGTGCCTATTCTTATTGCATCGTAGGCGCTGTCGAACTCTTTACCTAAATTATTCAGGCTTTTTGTTACATCTACAATAGCCTTTACGGCAAGACCCGCGCCGCCAACAAATGCCGCACCGATGCCGATGGCCTTAAAATTAATCCCATCGAGCGATTTCGTCGCTTCTTTCATGCTTTTGCCAAGCGTGGGGCTTAATTCGCCGCACACTTTGACAACAGTTTCTAATACCTTACCTTTTCCGGACATTTTTATTTCTTACCTTGGGGCTAAACTGCTTGTTGTTTCTTTTTTGGGCTTCATCTTTGGCTTGTTTTACCGCCTCCGAATACTCAACAATAAAATCTACAACGCGCATTTTATAAACTTCAACTATTGAACAATTGAATGCTCTGGAGTAGCTTCTGGCAGCTCGTTTGAGGTCTCCGATTCTGAATTGGTTTCCGTCTCGTCGTCCGGGGTAGAGGCCGATTGAGTAAAAAAACTACGCCCTATCCTCATGAGTTGAACCGCATCTCCACCTTTTAAGCGCTTAAGGTCTGAAACATCAATTTTCGGGTTACATGCGATTATTGCCTGCATACCAACGTGCAGATGCAGCGTAGGATCAAACTCCGCTACCTTTTGCAACTGCGCAGCAGCGCTCGGGCCAAGTGCCTGACTTCTTGTGGCCTCTGCCTGTGTGAGTTGGTCAACTGAAATCTCGTTTACGTCATAGGTAAGTTCGCTCACCTGCTCACCGTTTACCATTATCGGTGAATTTAAAATAAGTTTTTCCATAAAATCCTCTCTATAATAGGTTTCTGATTTCTTTTGTATAATCCACGCCATCTATGACTATTTTTCTGTTTAGTTGGTCGACTAATGTATGCTCAGTGCCATCGACAAAAAGCTGATAACGGGTAATGCTGAATTTAATCTCGCCTTCAAATTGGGAACCTACCTCTACAGAACCTCCGGGAATGTTTTGGGGTACACCTCTCAAAAATGCCTTACAGCCAACGGGTTTTGTACTGCCGTCTGTTTTTAGGATATTTTGTACAAAGCGGTGTTCTATAGTCTTGCTTTCAAAGGCGATAAGCTTCAAAAACCCTTTATCTAGACCTATTTTTGTTATAGATGATTCCATTGCTTCAACCAATGGGTTAGGGAGTGATATTTTACCTGTGGCGTTATACTCGCTCATAATAAAAGCTACGTCGGGCAGCGTAAATATGACATCTTCGGCAACGGGGTTAATAGATTCGTCGAGATAGGTTGTGTTCGCTAAAATTGGTCCACATAAGTCAATTGCCATTTTATACCTCCTCTACAAGGCTTCTTAGGCCTTTGTCTGTGTAATATACGCGCGCTGTGAGCGATTTAGCTTGTGGTGTGGTTGTAACAGGAATGTCGAACATAAAGTCACCGTTCATCATATCCGTGGTGCTGTTTTCGCTTGCAAGAAACATTATTTTTGCACCGTCCAGAAGTGCGCCCTTGCCTACAAGTGTATCCAAGCGGGCTTGTTCCAAGTTTAAAATACTGTCTTTTTTCTGGACATTGAACGGTTTATCTATGGTTTTACCCTGGCGTTTTTGGAAGTTGTTAATGCAGTAGAAAAGTGTCCGCATATAGGTGTCAAATATCGTTCTTGGGTCGACATCCATGCCATGAAGGTATGCGTCAGTATGTCCGCCCCACAATACCATTTTGCCGTCCCAGAACACTGTCGTTGATATTCCGACTTGGTTCAAGCCATTAGCTGTTTGTTGGTCAAAGCCCCTGTTTTTACTGTTCTTACCGAAGTATTGGCGCGTAATGGGTACGGCCTTATTTGAACAAGTTTGCATGGGGATGCCGTCATGTTCAGAATCGGCTCTTAGAAACTCAACCGCTGCAAGTGTTGAGTTGTGGTATATTCTGCCTGTGGCGTCATCGATACTTTGCGGCCAGAAAGATTTAGCGCGCTCTGAATTGTACGCTTTTGACTTTTTCCACGCTTTGGCCTTTTCGATAGTGTCAACTGCGCCGTTGGCATCCTCGATAGGTAAATCAGCCAAAACAAAGTCTTGCCAGTGGCCGTTAATGGCTTGAGCAGCTCTGACCATAGCATTGTAAACTTTTGGAAGTTCGGAGTATCTTGGGGCAAGGATGAGGTCGGGGACTTGGTTTGTTTCTTGGTAGAATAAGTCTAAGACACTAAGTCCTGAGTATTCACCCTCGCTTGTAATGCCTCCTATAATGTCAGCTTCACCTATCTTTTGCGGGTCAACCTCATAAAATGCGGCTTCTTTTGTTCCGGCAATGGGTTCATCGTCTTTTAAGGACGAGATTATGACCGAATTTTTAGTAAAGTTGTAATCTATAGAGTAATCAACATCTTTGACAAGGTCAGCCAGAAGCAGCGTGTCAAGGATGATAGTATCGCTCACAAACTCCGCGCGGCCGTTGGTAAATGTCACGCTTTGCTTTGTTTGCTCTGCTTTTCTGTGTATATCAGGGTCAAGTACGTTTATAACGTAAATTGGGCCGATATTTCCGAGTTTATTGTCAAAATGCGCGGCCATAGCTTCGCAAAGGGTATATGCTTCCCAATTTTCACTATAACCCGCTGTTCTTTGCGAATTGCCCCAATCAACAAGTTTTACGGGGTAATTTGTAAGCTTGCGCTCTTTGTACCCTTTTATCAAGTTTACGGGGGCTGTGCCTGCATAGACAAGAACCGTCTCCGATTGTTGTGCACTTTGCGCGACACTTGTGCCTAACTCGCCGTAGGCACCGTGTTTATAATTTGTCATTTTAGGTTCCTCACAATAAATTTATGTAACTTTTTCGGGGCTTGTTGCCGTATTCGATATTAAATGCAATGTATGTAAACCAGTAAGGGTAAAGCGATACAGCTGAATCTTGTTCGTCTATCGGGCCGTATTTTATTCCGTCCTCAAGTTTGACGCGCAAGCCGTTTAAATACTCCGCACCCTCTATAACTCCAAGGCATTTATCTGCAAAATTCCAAACATCGCGCCAACCTTCTGAATTTCTTTCAAAATTCCGTCCGCCTTTGTGCAGTCCGGGGTTCCATGTAGCTAATGACAAGCGAATGCCAAGCTCGCGTACGCCTTTTTGCGGCGTGTCGCTACCTTCGGTTACCTGTATGCAAACGGATGGCACCTTAACGGGTTCGTCCGTTTCGGGCGCGGTTTTTTCCCTTGCGGGTATATATAAAATAAAGGTTTCGGGTTTTATTGTTTTGTATTCATAATCCGCGCCGTCTTTTTTCGACGGCACTTTAAACTCAAAACCTTCGCATAAGTTTTCATCGACCCACTCTTTAAGTGTTTCAAGGGTCTTGACTATTGTCATATTGCACCCCGATAATTACGATGTTGCCGATAGCAGAACGGTTGTCATACCGTCTGTGTCGCTCCACTCATTGATGATATACCCTTGCCCGTCAAATTCAAGATAATCGTCGGGGTCTTTTGTAAAGGGTAAATCCTTTGTTTTCGCCATAAAGAGTAGTCCTGTTTCGGCAATACCAAGCTCGGATTGCCTTTTTTTAAGCTTCTCATCATCGATTATGACGTTGATTTCTTCAGAGGCAATAAAATGTAACTCGCCGAGCTCGTCAAAAATCGCCTCTAGGTCTGCTATGGCGCATTGTTTGAAATTCACTGGGTCACTCCGTCTGCACCATTGCCCAAGTCGGGCGCACCACCGGAGCCTTCACCTTCGCCCGAATCCTCATCCTCATCCTCATCTACTTTGCCTTTATCCTCGGCGGCCTTGGCTAGGGCTTCGGCAAATTTCTTTTTAGCAGCTTCGATAAGGTCAATAATGCTTTGTTTGGTTCTGCACACATTCAGTTCTGCTTGAGTTACGCCGTGCTTCAAAGCTACAGCCGATAGTTGTGTCATGTTCATTTTGCTGTCGTAAGCAAGTGGATCAACTTCTTTAGGCGGTGCGGGCGGAGGAGGGTTCATCACGCCTGACGGCGTATCCTTACCGACTTTTTCTGCAACTCTGTCTTTAACTAAGCGGTCAGCTGTTTTTTCGTCAACCTCAAAAGGCTCATCTGTCGGGGTTTTACCAACGGTAACATTGCCCACCCTGAGGCCAAATGTACCTCTTATAATTTTAATCATTGCCATAGTTAGTATCTCTCCTTTACTTAAAATATTACACTTGCCGATGTTGCGTGGTTCCTGTAGTTAGGTATTGCCAAAGGCTTCGCAGTCAAGCGGACTAATTTTATATTTGCGCTTGTGTCAACAACATGTTTTGGCACCCTTGTAGCGGCGTATGTGTGGAAATTTTTATCATCTTCAAGCTGCGTTACGGCACCGTAGAGCATTCTGCCGCAAGCGGGAGAAGTTAAAACAACTTTGCCGCTTGGAATGAAGCTTTTAACGGTATCGTCATCATCAACATAAGTATCTACATATGAAATGATGCTTATAAGGTGCCCTTTACAGTTGAGTTTGGCAATAAGGTCAGCACCCTCGGGCCAATTCTCCGGCTTAATTCCGCCAATTTCAACTCCTCTGTTATCAAGCAGTTTGAGGATTTTGTTGTTATTCCAAAAACAGTCAGATACATCAGCGGCGATAAGAAGTTCACTCGCGCCCAATCCCTTTGCTTTACGGGTTTGCGCCATAATGGCAAGGTCACTTATGATATCGGCGTCAGGGGCATCCCAAGAAACCATAGGCGTAAATGTAGAGGGGTTTGCATCGCCTTCGTAGAATTTGATTTCCATGTCCTCTTGCACTTTGTCGTCAACGTAGTGCTTCATTACATAGCCGTTATCAACCAGGCATAGTGCCGATATTTGCTCTTCGCGCAGGGTGATTGACTTATCCATATCATCAATGTCACCAAGGACAAGCATATCCTGTCTGTCTTCAGGGGTTAGACCAGACATTAAAGCTTCGCCAAAACCACGTTTTTTTAGGTCATCCTCGGTCAAGGAACGCTGAGGTGCAACGTTTGGCGGTTCGTACTGCTCGGTGAGAAAGCCTTTACGGTGTAATGTCATACCACCTTTGCGCGGAGCAACAAACGGTGCAACTTTTTTAGAGCCTTCTTTAAAATCCGCAAGAACAGATTCTGTGGTGAAAATATCCGTCATGGGGTTTGTGGGAAAATACCTATCACGCAGAAAGGTATTAATAGGCGGCAATTCCTGAACCGCCATCAAAAAACTGGGGGTGTTGTTTATATCAATCATTTTTTAGCTCTCCTTTACTAATAAGTGCCTAGGTCATATGCGGGGTCTAACAAGATACCGCCGATTCTAAACGCTTCTTTATCTTCACTTGTAAGCTCATAGCCTTCTTTTACGATTAGGACGTCTTGATTAAAATGCCCTGTTCTGTAGGCTACGGCTTGGGCTTCATTTGTGGCGTCAATATCGTCGGCCAGAATACAATTTGCAACTGCGCCCTCTGTGCCCAAAATAACCATTTTGCCATCATCTTTTTTAGCGAGAGCCGTACCTCTTTTGAGCTCGCCTTGCCCCGTGGCAATTACTACACCGAAAACATCGGCGGATGGATACGGACTGTTAATTAGATTGTCGAAAGTTTTCTCGGCCACTCTGTTATTTAATTGCATGGTTAATACCTCCATTTTTTAACTGTTTATATTTGGCAGCAGCGTTTATCGCTTCTTGTTTGGGGTTTGGGCCGCCCGCGCCGCCTGAATTACCTATCGCTTTAATCTTGTTGACATTCGAATTTTCGGTATCGCTTTTAAGCGATTCAAGCATTGTCTTGTTTTTTACTGATTGTGCCATCATCCCGAGCAGTGCAAGGTTAGCGGGGCTAACTGTCTTTTTACCGTACTTTGCGGCATTAACAAGTTTTTTGTTGCCAATTGTGGCCGCTATTTTGTCAATTTGTTGTTGACGTTTTCTCTCGGCCATAGCGCCTGCTTTTGCAGCGGATTTAATTGCTTCATTAAGCTTACGTGCAGTATTTTTCTTGTTCTGTACTTCCGTACCGCCAGAATCAACCTCTTTGGCTAAATCTTCAAGCTCCTTTTCGAGTTCGGCTGTTGCGTCGTCAACTTCTTCTGTGATAAGTTCTTCAAGGTCAAGTGTTTCGCCGTCTTCAATGCCGAGTGCGTCGGCTACCGCGGCTTCAACCATTTCTTGAATTTCGTCATCAGTAACAGTCTCATCTCCGGCACCGTCCTCATTTAATTTGTTCTCGACTTTTTCGTCATCATCTTCAAGAATTTCATCTTGTTGATTTAAAAGCCTGCTAAAAGCCTTTAAAAACAGGTTGTTTGTTGCTTTTCTTTTTTGATTCATAGTGTTTATTCCTCCTTTGTTTGAATTATTTGAGTTATTTTTAGTGATTAAAGCCCGCAAATATTCTGCGGGGAGTTGCTTTCCGCTGATGTCGTGGCTAATGCCGTTTATCATAAGAGTGTTTTTATCTGCAAGGCTAACTTTAGGCTTACCCTCAAGCAAGGTGTCGGCAAAACCTAATTTAACCGCCTCTTTGCCGTTCATATAAGTATCTTTTTTCATCATTTCCAACAGCTTGCCGATGCTAAGACCAGTCTTTGCGCGGAGTATTTCAGCAATAGCCAGTTCGTTATCTTCAAGACTACTTACAAGTTCTTTGAGCTCAGCAAGTTTGTAACATCCTCCCAGTTCGCAAAGGATTCCATGTACCATTATTCGAGTGCCAGGATGTACTCGCACCTCATCACCTGCGCACATTATAATAACGCCCGCGCTTGCGGCGAGTCCGTCAACGTGTACAATTTTTTTTCCGCCCAGGGACTTTAAGGCGTCGTGTATGGCGGCGGCTGTGTCCACTTCACCACCGTAAGAAAACAAGCGGACTGTTATTTCAGCCTTATTTTTGATTGCTTCAAGGTCATTCAAAAAGCCCTCTGGGGTTATAAAGTTGCCCTCTACAGGCTTGCCGCTTAAAAAATCAATTGGGCGTTGGCCTACAATGGGGCCGTATAAAATTATCTCTCCCCTTGAATCGTCCACCGCAGTGACATTCCAGAATTTTTTAATAGCCTTGCTGCATTGATTGTTTTTGTTTTTCAAGTTCATTTGTGACATCCTTTTGCTCGGTGAATGATTCTTGCGCCGTGCCCTTTACGATTTCGCTCACAACGGCTTTTGTAATGTTAGCCCTTGACAACTGCTCATTTTCGGTTTTCAACTGCTCTATGTTACTATCCCATTGCGAACCGTTGAGCTTAATTGCACTGTCTGCGTGTGTAGAAAAGCCGTTTTCACAAGAGAGTATTTCGGCTGTGATTTCTTTGACGGGGTCAAGCATACCTTGTGACGGACCAACCCAATCAGAGCCTAAGTATGCAGCGCGGATTATGGGGTCGTCGAAAAAGCCTGGGGCGTAGATGCGCTCAAGCGCCACGGCTTCAGACATCCAAACCTCATACGAAGGTCTGCAAAAGCGGCCTGTAAACCATTCGCGCCGCCTTTTAAAGGCTTTCCACGCTTCCATCAATGCCGCGCGGCTTGCAGAGTAACTGGAGTTAAATTCCTTTAAAAGCACCTCGGCTGTTATTTCTAGGCTTGAACCTAGCAGTAAGGCCATGGTTTTTATAAATGCTGAAAACCCATTAGCAGGGCGTGTGGGGTTAGCAAAGTCAACCGATTCACCAGTTTTAAGTATATTGATAGCGCCGGGGCCTAATTCGTAATCATTTTCATTACTTGAAACAGGCTCTTGCCCTTCACCGTTTGGCGCATTATATGGGTTCTCATCTGGTTTTGCTTCGGTTTTAATAAAGGCCGTAAAAAAGCTTTCAATTACCGCAGCCATCAATTCGCTTTCGGTGTATCTTCGTATTTGCAAGAGATATTCAATCACGGGAGCAAGCAGTGGTACTCCGCGATATTGTCCGGGGCGCTCAACTTCAAGGTAATGTATCAAATTGGGCAGACCTGTTTCAGTGCCATAAGCTAAAACTCGTTCCCATTGTGAGCCAACAGGGGTTATCTCCCAAGGATAGTTATTGCAAATGTGGTAGGCCTGTACCAAGCCGCTGTGGTCTGTTTCTACGCCGTCATAAATCGGATAGCCGTCCTTGGTTTTACCGTCTGTGATTGACATACTATAAGCAAGGGTCGGGCCAAGTTGCGGAGTAGAAATTCTATCAGCTTCGACAACATCTAATCTTAGGCTATAGGGCATCATATCTGTTGGCTCGTAACGCTTAAAGAGCGTTACACAATCGCCAGATGTCAGGGCACTTAACATAATAAGGTGCTGAATTGAATAATAGTCAAGCATTCCTCTGGCATCACAGGCTTTTGGATTTTCCGCCCATATTGCAAATTCACGCTCTGTATTATCCTGCCAAGCCTTGGCCTCATCTTGTGAGAAGCCCAACACTTTTGCGTCAATCTTGCTTTTTGGTTGTAATCCGCACCCTATAACGTTGGTGCAGTTCGTTCTGATGGCCGATAGAGCAAGTCCGCCGGACATTGCGAGTATGCGTGAGCGCTGCCGTAGGTTATGGTTATTATAGTTTATGTCTTCGTTAGGGCTGCCGCTTCGAGCATCAAAGCCTTTTAAGGCTCTTTTAGTGGTACTTGCTCCTGTTTGTGCGTAACCTTTACTTTGCCCTATGGGTGAAAATGCCATATTTACCAATCCCTCGGTATTACACCAAACGCTTTGCGCGGTTTGTGTCCGGTAATTTTACCTTCAAGTTCTTCAAGTTCTTCTTGAATTTCCTTTGTAACGTTGCGTGCCGATTGTAAGTCCGCATAGGCTACATTGCGCCCGTTTGTATTCATGCTTTGTATATAGCGCCTGGCTAATTCTTTTTCGCGCTCGCGGCAAAGCTGTAACATTTCGCGCAAGTGTTGTATTTCATCTTGATTTTTCATACTTACCAACCATCACCTTCAAGGTATTTGTTTTTCTTTACGCGCGACTGTATGCGGGGTTGTTGAATCGTAGTACCGCGCTTTGGCTGCGCAATCTCTTTTAAGCGCTGAAAAATAGCATCGAAGTCGGGGTCTGCTATCTTAATGCCTGCCCTTGCATAGTTAGTGCAGTCGAGTTTTTCGTTTTGCCTATGCCCCGGGAGTTTTTCCCACATCCACTTTTTGCTCGTTCTTGTTGTCACAAGTACGAGTTTTTCGGATAGTAAGCTCCTAAAATAATTAGCATCGTATCCGCGATCTTTGGGAAAATGGGTGTAATTTGCGCCAGGCTCTTGTACTTTTAGGCTCGCCATAATTGCGGCCTTACCCGCATCAACGCCTATGCCGTATAGCCAACAGGTGATTTTTTTGTTGTCTTTCAAGGGTATTCTTTTGGGCGGGTTGATAAAGGGAGTACCTTCGCCGCCCTTACCTTTGATTGCAAACACCCGCTTGTGCAGCCTTTTGGCGCATTGCTTGTAGACATCTTGGGTGTAGTGACCGCCGGAGTCCACAAGCGTGATTATAATTTTTAGTCCCTTGCCGTTTTTAAACTTGTAAACGCGGTCGATTATCTCATCGAGCTTATCCCAAGGCGCGTCTGTGTCGGGCCTGCCGGGGATAACGCCCGTGTTGATATGCCATTCTTCGCCATAAAAACCATGGCCCAAAATTTCGTATTCAAGACGGTCGTCCTGAGTGTCTACTCCGCAAGTTAGAGCAAGTACACCTTCGGGGAGTTCTGCACCGTAGTCTTCAAGGCGGTTTAGTAGTTCGTCTTCGTTGGTGACATCGCTTCTGTCTTCCCAAAGTTGGCCGAGCCAAGTATTCACAAATACTTGGTATTTTAGAGGGTTCTCGCGAACTTCAAGAAATTTTTTGACAATTTTTTTCCAACCGCGATTGTACCAAGGAACTACAAAAGGATTGAACCAAAAGGATACACAGCCATCTTCTTTGTAAGCATCAGGGTTTTGCGCCACCCATTTAGAGGGCTGGCTTTTCATTGTCTTTTCGGTGTTTTGACAACCGCAATGTGGGCAGACATAACAAACTGATGTAACAGTATAGACTTTTTTGCCGTTTGGACTCTTTTTAGTATCAAAGTCAAATTTGATGTCATTAAACCCGATGCAGTGATATTCGCCGCAATCGGGGCATTCTGTTTGATAATACTCTTGTGTACCTAGATAAAAAGCATCTTCAATGTTGCTATCGCCCTTTGTAGTAGGGCTTGATACTTCGGCAGATTTAGCATCGCAATATGTTGTTTGACGCGCTACTGCAAGCTCCCAAGGGTCACCTTCTCTTTCGGCGCTTCTGGCGTGACGGTCGCGCTCGTCACCCAACAAAATTTTAGCAGGAATCATAGCCAAGTCTGCGGCGGTCTCTGTGCCGACCAATATAAGTTTTCCGCCAGGAAAAGATTTTTGTAAAAGCTTATCGCCGCCTTTGCCCTTGCGGACTTTTTTCCTCAAACATTTTGTATCGCGTATCATGGGGTCGATACGCAATTCCGCAAACTTTTTAGCAATCTTTAAGTTAGGCTGCAACATAACAGTTGTTGCGGGTGTTTGATTTATTACAGAGGCTATGATATTTAGGAGAAGTTCACTCTTGGCGGTTTGCGAGGGAGCAGCACAAATTAGTCTACGAACTTTTGGGTCTGAAAATACCCGCATCGGTCTTTGAAGCCAAGGGGTTCTCGATGTTCTCCAAGGTCCGGGTTCGGCCGAGGCTTCCTCACTTAAGCGCCTGTATGTATCGGCATGCACGTCAACTGGCAAGTTCTCAGACGGTTGAAAAGAATTTATTGCGGGGCGGATTGTTTTATTTAAGCTTTTAAGCTCATCAATCCTCGTCGCTTTCTTCGTCATCATTGTTATTCCAGCCGCGCCGTTCCCTTACGCGCTCCTTGTAATATTCGGGGTCGTACTTGTACTCGCTCAACTCGTGGAGTATTTTATCGACTTCCTCCCTTACCTTCGCGGATATTTCGGCTTGGTCGCTAATGTCTGCCAAGTCAATAGCAAACCTGCCGGGGAGTGACGTTATTGACTGCCTTATGTTTAGCGCTAAGTCTTCAGTGAATGCAGCTACGTCATCGGCTCTGTGCATTTCCCCACGGAGTTCCGCAAGTTCAAGTTCTGCGGTTTCGGCCTTTGCCTCTTTAATTCGGACATCTGCCTCAAGTTTATCTTTTTCTTGCTTTTCGTTACCTTTGGTTTTGCCGTCGATTGTATCTTGCAAGTGTTTAATATAGCGGTGGATTGTTTGTACAAAATCGTAACGGCGTCCGCTTGAAGTTTCGACAGTGGGCAAGGTGCCCTCTTGTGTCAGCTGTTGGATGCGCCGCACAGAACGCCCGACAAATTGTGCAACGTCTTCAACGCGCTTGAAGTTTTTATCTTCCGTCTGCTCTTTTTTGCTGTTCTTTTTTTCTGCCTTAGGTTTTGCCATAAAAGGATTTCCTTGGGGTTTAATTAAAGCTCGCGTAACGAAACGCCCTAAAATCAAAAATCAAAATTTAGAGCGAGTTTGGGCTTCGCTAGCACCGCAATTCAAAAGATTTTCCGAAAGTACCTTTGTATTTTTTGTGACCACGCGCAATGCCCATTTCATTTGTTTGTTTTCTTTTGATTCTTCTTTGTGCTTTTGTATATTTATTGTATATAGTCCCCATAGAATAAGAATGATTATTGCTTGTGTGGTTATGGTGATATATTCTGTTTGCATTGCGTGTCCTTTTACTTTTCTATTGCTCTCTTTAAATGATGATTGAATCTTTCTTCGGTCAGTTTATTTATATCGTGTGTAATTTGTTCTCTGACTTTGGGGTATTCTATCATTTGAGGTAGTGATGTTGTTTTAACGGGTTCTATTGGCGCATCTCGTTTTGTGCCTTTACGCTTAAAAGGAATAAGAGTGTTTTTCATACTTGCTCTTTTGCGCGTTTGTCCTGCATTTAAAAAGAAATGACGTTTGCCTTTTGGTAAAGACCTCCAACCGCCTTTTTTAATTTTGTATTGGATACCTTTTTTAATTGGCATACCGCTTGGCATTGAAGGCTTCATGCCAAAGTGTGTAGGGGTTAGTGGTCTGCCTGTGTAATAAAAAGCCAGGCTACCTATTGTGCTGCCAGTGGTGGATATTTTGCCCGCTTTTCTTGTTGGGGCTTTCTTGCCTTTTGTGCCGTTCGGCAGTATTTCATTTTTCTTTATATTAAATTGTGCCCTTACGGCATCTGCTACCTTACCCGGTACTCTCTTTTTTAAGTCCTTGCAGGTATTTTCAAACGCACCCGTGGGGTCTTCACACATTTTAGCCAAGCGCGCTACGGTTTCTTTATAGCCCTTGAGCTTTATAAAAGGTGTTTTACCGCTAGTTTTAAATGACATAAACTTTTTTCTTAATACCTATTGACAACTGTAAGTTTACGGTTTATAATAATAGTATGATTAAATCATTCAAACATAAAGGATTAAGACAGTTTTTTATTGAGGGCTCAACTAAGGGCATTCAAGCTATACATACTGATAGGTTGGCTCAACTGTTGCTAATCCTTAACGCTATGACCTCATTGGATGATTTAAAGGCGCCATCATACAGGCTACATCCGCTAAAAGGTAATTTAAAAGGTATGTGGTCTGTCACGGTACAAGCCAACTGGCGATTAACATTTAAATTTGAAGACAAAGATGTTTATATACTTGATTACCAAGACTATCACTAAGAAAGGATTATAAAATGGATATGTATAACCCCCCGCATCCGGGAAAGATTTTAAAAGATATTTATTTAAAAGATTACAATCTTTCCGTTACCGCTTTTGCTTTGAAAATAGGTATCTCGAGAACTTCCGCGTCCGAACTTATTAACGGTAAAAATGGTATATCGGCTGAGATGTCTCTGAAGCTTGCTAAGGCTTTTGGTACGTCTGCGCAATTTTGGCTAAATATGCAACAAACCTACGACCTATGGCAAGCCAAGCAACGTGTTAATTTGGATAATGTTCAGGTGATAGCCAACGGGTAGTCTTCGCCTAAAAATATCTTGATTTTATCTTTATCGCGTGTGCAAGATTCCATAATGCTCTCATAAGAGGCTTGTGCAAGTACCCTCCCTGCGCCTGCGCGTTGGCATATCGCCCTGAATGGTGTAGCAGTTTTTGGAGATTTCATTAGCTCGGTAAAGACAAAGTTTTCGCGGTCATATAGGTAATGGTTTAAGTTGGCCGTATTATGTCTATAACCGTCTAACCCCTCTGTGCCGCAACAACAAAGAGAATCGCCCAAGTATCTTAATCTGTTTTCACCACAGAAGAAAGCAAGGCCGTACTTTTTGCATTCTGTTTTAATCTCTAAAAATTTTTGCTCCAGAAGCTTCTTGGGATAGCAAAAATCAGCGCCTATTTTTACAAGTCCGGGCGTTGCTTTATGCATCTTCACACCCTCGATTACAACACCATAGATACCTTGGTCTTTAATTCTTTTAATGTTTGCGAGAATTTGTTTATGATAATCAACAATGTACGGCTGCAAGCGGATTATAACGCGTTTTGCAATCTTTGAGATGGGCTTTAATGATTTTAGCCGCTCTTCATAACTCGGCGCTCCAGTTTCAAGTTTGTCATACTCAGAACATAGCATCGAGACTTGATATACAAAGTTGCACTTACTCAATATTTCAAGGTATTCCGTTGTTGCAGGGAGTGTGCTTTTTGTGGATATAACAAAGGGGTATTTATACTTTGCCAAAAGCTCGAGGCATTTGTAAGTAATTCTTTTTTGTTTTTCTACGGGTTGAAAGGGGTCTGACAGTCCGCCTATGTGTATAGGAATATTCCAATCGCACCACCTGGTGTTTTCTATGCGCTTGCCTTGAATAAAGTTTAAAAGGCATTCGGGACCGTCATTGGTTTTTATGCTTTTAATGTCGTATTTTCTATATGTAAAACAGTATTTACAATCGTGCGTACAGCCTTTGTAGGTGTCCATACGTATAGGCAAATCGCACAAGACTATTTGAGAGCCGCAATCAGGCATGGAGCACCTCCAAAAACTTGGAAGTATAGAAGCTCTTTCCTTTTTCTTTCAGATTTTTTGTAATTTGCCCTTGTTTGTCTTTTGGAAATTCAAAAGTTAGTGAAAATGTATCTCTTAAGCTGTTTATGGTGTCTGAAAAAACATTGCTTTCGATGCTTTTCACAATATCGGGGAATTTAAAACTCTCAAACTCCGCAAAACATTCTTTTGCTATTCCCAGGCTATTAAGGTCGAGGTCAGCCGTGCTGAAATCTTCAAACAATTCCGCAAGCTTTTCAGTGTTCCATTCGCCGCTGATTTTATTTAAGGCAATGTTCAAAGCCTTTTCGCGGGTTTCGTTAAGGTCTACACAATTAACTTCAATTTCTTCATACCCAAGCTCTTTTAGGACTTTAAGTCGTTGATGGCCTGATATAAGAGTTTTGGTCTTTGTGTTGTAGATTATGGGGTCTACGTAGTCAAACTCTTCAATACTGTTTTTGAGTTGTTGGTATTGTACATCTTCTTGTGTTAAATCTTTCCGGGGATTATAGCATGCAGGCAATAAATCAGCCACAGCCATAACCCTTGTGTTAAGGGTTGCACGTTTTTTCATATTCCTACTCCATTTTTGATTACTAAAATACACGCTGCTTTAACATGTGATATAATAATCAAAGTCGGCAACCCCATGGAGTAGTGATCTGAAGGGTTGAGGTCGATACTATCGCTTAACGGTAATCAAGCGATACGACCCGGATGTTAATCATCCGCCGACTTTTATTATTCAAAAATTTATTAATATTTTATCATAACTTTAATAAAAAGAGGGTTTTACACCCTCAAATCAACTATGTATTACAAAATAAGGAGTTGAGTAAAATTACAGATAGCCGCTAACTATGGCGACTTCACTTTCATAAGCTTTTTTACTTTCCCACCCTAAGCTTTCAATTAAATATTTTCTGCCGCCTGTTTCGGGGCCTGTAGCTTTGGGGTAAGTGCCCGGATTTCTTTTATAATTTTTGACATTTTGAACGGGCGATTTAAGTTTCATCTTGCACCAGAATTTGTCCATCGCAATGTCAAATGTATCCGCATCAAGACCCTTTAAAATTTGTTTATCAACTGTTCTTTTACCGAAGCCACCTTTTTTATAATAAGTTATTTCAAACTTTAAGCAATGATTTTTTATGCAAGTGAAGTGCATAACCTCAACATAGTCAAACTTTTTGCCGTTTCTTTGGGTGAAATACTCTAATTCTCGCGGTTTTTTGCCATAATCTTTTCTAACGGCGTTATCTAACTCATGCCAAGCTTTAAGACCTTTGGTTAAATTGCCGCCTTTGATTGAATATTTTTCAAACGCATCGAAAGTTTCGGGATTTTTAATTGAATGTACGACTCCGCAGCAGGTTATTTGCATAAAACTCCTTAAATACTAAAAAGCACGCCGAGGGGTGCTTGTGCAAGGTGGGCAGTGAAGCTAGTCAAAACCTCTCGCTATCTATAGTTATAACATATTCCAGTGTCCCTATCGGGCCAACTTTTTAATGAAGTATTGCTTCTCGCACAAGCGATTGACGATTGTCAACACTGTAGGCTTTGTAAATAGCCCTCAATCTCCGTTTTATGCTACGCTCCGAGTATCCAAGCTCTTCAGCTATTTGCATGTTTGTCCTACCTTGTACAACAAGTTTTATAATGCTCTCTTGCTCCATGGTTAGCTTCCGCATTCTTAAATTCCTCCAATACCGTTCTTTATCACTTTTAATGTCTTTCGTGCTACATAACACCAACACTGTTCATCCTCACCCTTTAGGGCATAGTAGCAATTATCCGAACAAGATTTACCACAACCCCTTTTTGCCAGTTGTTTTAGTGCATTGTACATAATTTTATTTTGGGTCTGCATTCTTTCCCTCTCCTAACTCTTGGTTAGTTATAATCACCTCTTTTAATTTTTCTTTTCCAATAAAGCCTTTCAAGTACGCAAGGCAATCTTTTTAATTTTCCGTAGATTTCATCCCACCAGAATTTTTTAGATATGGGTTTTTGTCGTTTACTCACTTTTCCTCGCTTTCTATCGTTAACGTTGTCCTGTTTTTTGTTTCGTAGGTGTAGCATCTGATACTTACACCCTTTGGCGGGTTCTGCCCAATGCGGCGAAGGACAGATAGCAGTATCGCCTTTTCGTCTCTTACGCACGCCTCTTGGTAAATTGCATCTACAACCCGTTTTATGCGCCTCTGGCTATCAACTTCGAGAAGCCCCCATTTTTCGGGGAGTTCTTCGGGCTTTATAAGGCCTTTTGGGGCAATGTAGAGCCTAAAGTTTCCTACGCCATTCTCATGTATATGTCTAAAGTGTTTTTTACGGTCGGCCAAAAAATCAGAGCGAGAAGCCTTGGCCTCAAGAAGCACAGACCTGCTGTTACCCGCAAAGCCCAGAACATCTGGAGCTTCACCGCTTGATGTATAGCTTGTGACTTCTGTAACAACTATAGAGCACTTAGAACACGCTATATTGCCCTTGGCTGGCGTGTTATTGAGTAGATAAATTCTTCCAAACTCGACAAGCTCAGAGTGGCTTAATGGTATTGTAAGTTTGTCGTCATCGTTTAGTATTCTGTTCACTCAAACACCCTCTCACTTGCTCCTGCTCCTCTTTCGGAAACCTCGCAATCGTATAATCTACTGGGGAAGTGCCGCTCAATGCAAAAATATCATCACCTTTAAAAATTAACAGGTGCTTTCCTTCTGAACTCCGCTCTAATTTAGTTATTGGCTCGCTCTGTCCATCGAAGCTATAAATGCGTCCCGCATCTTGGGATTCAAAATCATCGAATTTTCCAAAAGCAGAATACATTAACTCCGCTCCGTCAGTTTTCCAGTTTCTGCCAGTGAATATCATTTGCATTATTCAAATACCCCTCTAATCTGTTTTTGTTCCTCTTTCGACAATTCTGGTTTTAAGGCTGTTAAGAGGGATAAGAGGGCATCGGAGCGGGTTGCAGCATAATTTTTTATAGTCAATCTCTGACTTCCAGATGATGCAATCCAGCCATATGTTTGAGGAGTAAAGCATACAAAATCATCATTCTTTGCAACTATCTCCTCCAACGCCAGTATTCGCTCGGGGGTGAGAATGTCAACTCTTTCAACCTTAGTTATTTTTTTATTAAATGCCCAAGTTACATTTTTCCACCAACTTAATAAGTCTTCTTTGCCAACAAAGATATTATATGCACCCCCATAAGTACAATCATCTTCCGCAACATTGAATTCAACTCTATATATCCACTGTGTATATATTCTATACGCCTCATAAAAGGCTTGTTGAATATTATTTTCCATCTTGGTATCTCCATTTTGCACTATAAATATTCTCGAATTTAACACCCAGAGATTTTAAATCTCTTTTTAAATCTGATACATCTCCGAAAATATCAGAACGTATAGGTTTATCATCAGCCATATAAATGTAATCGCCATATACGGGGTAATCGTTGGGTAATAATTCGCCTTGTTCATGGATTACTTGTTGTGTGTTGTTAGTCATTTTGTACCTCATATGCTATAAAATTTGATTTTTTCGATTGCCCTATTTAAGTTGGAATTACTAAGATATTCTTGGACTTTGCCTTTAAGTTTGGTCAAATTAGAACTCTCGTTATAAAAAATAGTTAAGTTGTTGGGAAAATCAAAGAATACATTATCAATTCCCTTAATTTTTTTAAGATTTTTGGTTAAATTACCCATTCCCACCTCCAAAAGCTCTGGGTGCTCGTAAATGTTGCCGATGATTTCAAAATGTGGCCATTTTTGAAGATTTCTAAAAAATTCACCCTTTTTTCTTGGAAATCCGTTGTACGGCCTCTCTTTGTAAGATATTTCATCCCAAAAACCGCTTACAACATATTTACAACCATTTTGCATATATTCAACTACGCCAATACCACTTTCCCTTGTTGGTATACAAGTCTTAACTACATCCCCCTCCCAAATCAGCTTCCCGTGCTTGTCTGTGAGTCCGGTGCATTGCAAAAATGCTTCAATTTGGTCAAAATCTAGGCATTTTAAACCAGAAAATATTTTTAGACTTGTAACATAAAACCATACTTTCTTTTCTTCAAAACAAATTTTTACAACATCGAATATCTTTTTATCAGACTTGGCAACAATTCTAAACTTAAATCTATCTAGCATTTTCCTTCTCCATTTCCCTTACAGCCCACTTGTAGACTGGTTTGTATCTTTTTTTAATTAGTTCCAACATTGCTATCATCTTGTTTATATCCTCAATGCTGGGCAAATACCCTTGTATAACTTGCATAATACACCCCTGTCTTAATCCGATATCTCGCTTATGTGCACTGCTACATAAGGATTTATGCCGTATAGTTTTGCCACTGAAAGGCTTACAATCTGCTTATCATCGGGGTACGCGATGCCATTAAGGGCGTCTAAGATGTTTTTTGAAATATTGTCGCAGTCGGGCTTTACAGTCGGGCGTATAATTCCATCAAGCGCCTTTTGCCTTTTTGACTTGCTGAAGCTTTTTGGTATTTCAAAAAATACAATAATCACAACCATTAAAGCCTTATCAAGGATAGACGACGGCAAGTGTTCGGGGTGTGCCTCTCTAAAACAGTGCTTGGCCCAATTTGCGTAACTAACCATTTCCTCTGGCGTATACTTGTGGCCGCTGCGAGTAAATTTAACGCTTTGCTTTGCAACGGGTTTGCCCGGGATTGTAAAATTAAGCATTTTTACCGTCCTTTATATTTTGTTTTATATCCTTTTTGCGCTTCCTGATTGCGCATTTTGTCTTTGCGATTGTTATGCCTGCTTTAGTTATTTCCGGATACTTACTTTTAAGCTTCGAGCGGTTCAGCTCTAAAAGCTCCGCATCAGAAACTAACGCGAGATTTTCTATGACTATGTTTTCGCGGTTGCCATCCAGAAAAACCACATTGTGTCCTTTTGGGACTTTGCCGTTGTGCTGCTCCCATAAAATGTGGTGCTTTTGCTTCCATACATTAGGGTCGGCAATTTTCACATAAATAAATTGGTCTTTGGAATCTCTTTTTTCGCTTCCAACTGGCATGTAATTAGTTGGTAAATTGCCCTTTTTAAACATTGTCGGAGCGCATTTTTTATACAGTTCTTCCGGCATTTTTTTGCCTTTGTTTGGTGGTATGGTCCCGGGTTGGAACCTGCCGTCAAGCCCACTACTTATGTGCCGATTATGTTTGTAGGTTTTAATTTGTTTTGTTGTGTATTGTGTTTTAAAATACTCATTCACAAGCATAGTGAGCTCTGTATTGCCTCTGTCTTCTGCGTTGGTTTTTATAAACTCCTGTATTTCCTTAGGAAAGAGTTTTGAAACACCGGGGAGATTTCCGCATTTTGTGCCGCTTTTTAATTTGTGATTTGTTTTATAGCTTTTCATGCTGCTTTCGGTGAAGTTTGTACCCATTTTTCGGTTTGTAAGTTCCACTAGTTCCTTGCAAGTCCTACCTTCCACGTTGGCGGCGATAAAAGCCTGTATTTCGCTACTATACCTCTTCATTGTTGCCCTCGGTGTTTTTTGTTGTAAATAACATGGGCAAATTACCACGTTCAATTAGACCGTAGTCGGCTGCCAAGTTTGCAGCCTTAAATTGAAGTTCACCGTTTTTAATAACGGTTTCAGCTATTTTTGTAACTGCCTCAGCCTTTTTAAGTGCAGTGTCAAGCTCTTCTGGGTTCAAATCGTCATTATTGATGCGCTCTAGCTGTTCAAAAAGGTAGTTGTTTAAGTCCGTAAGTTTATTTTTCTTCAATTTTTGTTCCCTCCTTTATTTTTGGTATGTATTCGTTATAAAAAAAGTTAGCAAGCAGCTTAGAATGAGAATTCACGTATTTTTTTAGAAAAATATTGTTAACGTGAGTTTTTACCGTAGTACGTGATATACAGAGCTTTTCCGCCACCTCCCAATATTCAAGCCCCAAACAAAGAAGCTCATAGACATCCTGCTCGCGTGGGGACAGCTTATCACTATATTTGTATGCATCCAGTTTATGTTTTTGCATTACACAACCCTCATAATTTGATAGCGGGTTTTACCAACTCTTAAATTAAGCTTCCGACAATAATCTTGAGCTTTTTTTATATCTGTAAAGCTCTTTATAGGCGTCTTTGTATGATTTTTACTGTAGTAAAAGACTTTATAACACTGTGTTTTAGTTGAAATCATCTTCTTCTCCCGTTATATATGTCATACTGATTTATGTTGCTTGTGCGGTAATCCGCAATATCAAAAAGCGCACATTGCTTGCCCAGAGCTTTTGTATTGACTTCTTGTGAAAAAGATATCTCGGGCTCATTTCTTAAATTACAAGAGCAGTGCATACAGAAATTCAAAAAAGGTGCTGCATCTTGTATTCTGTTACAGTTTGGACATTGTTTGCGCATTATACCTCCAGTCTTTCGGCAAGCTTTTTTATGGCTTCCTCGTACTCTTTAGATGTCAAATCCGGAGGAAGCTGCTTTTTTTCGCTTTCATACAGTATCCAATCAGCTTGCATAGCCATACTCCCCCTTGTGATTTTCAAGGATTCTCAAATCGCGGCTGTAGTAAAGTTCTGTGGTTCCGCCGCTCGGGTTGCCCAGGGCAAAGTTTTTTACTTTTTGTACAAATATGGTGGGTGTATTACTCAAAGTCCCGTCAGTGAGCCTCTCGCGGTGAACTATGATGCCATAATCGGCCATGTTGTACCAATCGCCCGAGCCTGAAATACTGTACATATTGGGCATTTTGTCACCATCGGGTTTTTTGGGGTGCGCCACAAAAATTACGAGAATATCAAGCTTCTTAGCGAGCATACAAAGCTTAGAAAGAATAGAGCCGATGTATTTATCCTCCCTGTCTTTAAAATCATTATTGAGGCGATTGTATGGGTCAATTACAAGGGTTTTTATCCCGTATTTTTTGACAGCAAGCTCCGCTCTCTCGCAAATCTCGTCCACGCTCCAAAGGCGCTCAATATCAAATGGGTAAAAATGCTCGGCTATAAATTCAAAGCTATTAAACACCATATCACGCTCTTTGAGCTTGTATATGGGGGCTCTCTCGTACATCTCGAGCAAGGTGTTGTAATACCTTTCGTGAGGATTTTCAAAAGAGGCCACCAGATGTTTGAGTCCGTAGCTTTTTGAAAGATTGACAAGAAGGTTATCGACAAAAGTCGACTTACCTCTTGAAGGATAGCCCGAGACAACCATAAGGTGACCCGTGCGAATTTTAATAAGATTATCAAGCTTTAACCAACCTGTTTTATAGTAATTTTCGTCGCTTTCAAAGTTGTATTTGTAAATCTTGTCAAACAGGTCATAAAAGTTTATTATGCCGTCGGGCGCTATGTCTTGAGCATTATCAATAAATGTTTTTAAATCTTCTCCTGCAACGTGAGCCTCGTTAGCGTCTTTGTATTGTTTCCAATTTACAAGTCTGCACTTTTCCTTACCAAGCCTGTTAAGGAGATTTAGTTTTAATTTATCGCCTGCAGCGTCATTGTCAACTGCGATAATGTGGGTTTTAAATTGCTCGATAAACGAAAAGCAATTTTCAATACATTCGAGCTTGTTTTCACTCGCACCCTGCGGTACTGATACCGCCCTGATGTTGTATTCAGCTAATGAGAGTACATCCACTTCGCCCTCAACCCAGATGAGTGTATCGGTATCTTTTACCAAATCCATACCGAAAAGAGTTTTTTCAGTTTCGGCTTCCTGCTTAAAAGTTTTTTGACCATTTCCTTGATTGGTGCGATATTTGACGTTTACAAGCTCGCCGTTTTTGTAGTAAGGGAATATAATCTCTTTTTTGTCGTTAAATGAGATCTCATATTCCTTAAGCGTTAATTCAGAAATACGCCTTTTGGCAAAATATTTGTACAGGCTGTCAAGTTTATCGGCCGCTTTTGGCTGTGCGGGTTTTTTGTAAACCTTCACGCGCTCAAAATTGCTGCGATAATACACAGCACCCGACCAATCGCAATTATGGCACTTGTAAAGGACTGCCTCATCGCCATAAGTTACGGACAGACAGAGGTCTTGCTTGTTTTTGCGCTGCTCGGAGCATTGCGGACAAGTCTGTTTACCGTTTTTTATGAGTGTTATTCCAAGCTCTGTAAGTTTTTCTCTGTATTCCATTACGGTCCCCAATTAACCTTAGAGTTAATTTCTTCTTTTCTTTTGGCTTCCCAAGTTCTCACGGCAGCGCGCCAGTCTTTCATCTTGGTACCACCCTTGTATATCCATCCACGCGCCAGGTAATAACTGTGGAAGTGCTCTGCGTCAATATTGTTTTGCCGCTCTAAGCAGTAGGCGCTAACCTCTTTGACAGAAGGCGGGATAAAAGGAGGACTTTTCCCCTTGCTCTCTTTTTTCCCCTTGGGGGGATTATGGGGGGGTATACTTTCTTTACCCTTTTCATTCTCATTATCATTACCCTTTTCATTCTCATTCTCATTCTCATTCTCATTAAGCTTTTCTTGGGTTTCAGAAAAAAGGCTTGGGTTTTTTGGGTTTTCAGAAAAACCGTCGGGTTTTTTAGGACGTCCGCCTTTTTTTCCATTCTCTACTTGCTTTTCGCAAAATTTGTTATATTTTTCCTTATCAATCCGCATTTGATTTTTAATGAAACCAAATGCAATTTTTACCTCTATGGGCATTTCAATTTCTTCACCTGTTGTCTGGTATACTAAGAGCGCCTTAAAGAGGATGCCGGCACTCATATCTGACAACTGGCTAATTACTTCCCTATAGCTTGCGTAAAGAATAAAACTCTCTTTTTTAGACACCGTAAACCTCCGTAGGTATGCTGTTTCTCTCACACAAATTTTTTATAATTTCAGGGGTAGGTTTACCCAATTTTTGAAGCAGTATCTGTACACTGTTTTTCATTGGCGTTATACCTTTATTGTGTTTGCGCTGCCTAAGGCAAAATTCGCGAAGAGTACAGCCCTTGCAAGTTTTTTGTCTTAGGCAATCTAGCGCTTGAAGCGTCCATTGAAGTTGTTCATTTTGTCCGTAAGTCATATTTTTATCCTCTAAAATAAAGCCAGTTGTTTTGGCTTAGTAATCACATCTGATTTTTTCACCTCAAAGGGGGCGGCTGTTGCCATTTCTTTTGGTAGTTCTTTAAAGACGCCTCTAAGTCTTTGTGTAATGAATCTAAATTGCCAAACATCGCTATGCAGCATCGGTGTTGAGTACTCTCTAAACATTTTAAGACTTATGCTGTTTCCCCAATGGACACACCCTGCAAGACCTAAAAGCGAGGTTTGAATGTAAGTCATTGCGAAACATTTTTTATCAAGGTCGACAGCGTCAAAATACATTGCCTGCTGTGGGTTAAAACCATACTCCTGAACCGCTTTAGCGCAGGCTATAATCATTCCGCCCGCACCGGAGCAAGGCTCAGACATGGTGAAATAACCCTGCTCATTGATAATTTTACCGATGTCGTCAGGATACAAAGAGCATTGAGCCATCATTTCAGACACGTGAAACGGTGTGAAGAACTGCCCTAAATGTTTATTGTTGGCGCTAATCTCCTGATACACAGTTCCCAAAAAGTCTTGCCAAGGGTTTTGTTCAAGTGCAAGGGTTAAAATCTCCAAAAGTTCAGGGAATCTATCAGCGCTGCCCTTTTTATACCTTCCAACTGTCTGTAGATATTCCTTTTCATAGTCAGGATTTTTCAGAAAGACATTTGCGATAGATAAACTCGCCATATCTAAAAAATCGGCGAAAATATCCCAATCGTGGCGCGAATACTCCACGCTTTTCAGGCATTTTATAAAATCTTTTTTGTAGTCAGTTGTCATTTAAGCCTTTCTAAGCACTTATGGATACCCGCATTTAAGCGGGCAAATATAAGGGTTTAAAATGGTATCTCATCCTCGTCTATCTCATCCTCGACAGGCGCAGGCACAGGGTCAGGCTCCTTAGTCTTTGGTGTTGCAGCTTGTTGGGTTACGCCGTCCTTTTTCTTTTCAATAAAATGGGGTTTATCGACCAAGACGAAGGTTTTGCTTCTTTTTGTACCGTCGTCTTGTTCCCAGGTATCCGTATCCAAAGAGCCGTCAATACCTATTTTGTTACCCTGTTTGAAGTATTCCGCAATTGTTTCGGCGGTTTTGCCCCAAGCCTCACAATTTATCCACACTGTCTTAGGGTCTTTGTCTTTACCCATGTACTTAGTTACAGCGATTGAAAAAGTACATTTACAAGTACCCGATTCAAAGTATTTGATTTCAGGGTCCTTGCCTAAATTTCCGATTAAATTAACTGAGTTCAATTTTTTTCCTCCTTTACAAGTCTGAATCTAAAGTATCAATATAAGCTACTGCCAAATGAAACACTGCTCCCTGCGGGCCTTTTAGTTGCTCGTCATAGACGCCATTCAAGCCGTAGTCTATAATTGCTATTAGGGTTGGAAGCTGGTCCCTTTCTTCAAGCCGCAAGACGGCCTCAAAAAGAGAGCGACTAAAAGTAAAACTATGCCCTTCTCTTTGGTTTCCCATGTCATACTCCTTTCTACAAGTGTTTTTGCCATCTGTCATACATTAGTTTTAATATTGTTTTTTCGCCCAAATCCCAGGGCAGGTATTTTGTTTTTTCTTTAAGCGCAGCCGTTGTGATATGTGCTCCGTCTTGATTCCTGTGGCATTCAGAGCAAAGCGGGACCGCCTTCCAATCTTCGAGTGTTGAGCCAAGGCCGCTATCAACGTGGGTGTGGTGGGGTTCACAACCGTATTTGCCGCAGATAAGACAGTGGGAGTGCCTGAGGTGACTTAAATACTCGGGCGATTTCTCCGGCAGTTTTAAGTCGGCTATCTCCTCAATCTCTTGCAGATTTAACCAATTTAACCAAGTAAAATAAGCTTCTGGGCGCAAGGTAACATCATTATCGTCACACCATTGCAATACGTTTTGTACAAAATTGGCCATTTGCGCGCTTGTCATTTCTGAAATCGTTAAAATATATTCCTCTTCGCCGCCTAAAAATGTAAAGGCGAACGTACTGCACTTTTCATAAAGCACTTTTTTTATAAAATCCTTGGAATATTCTACGCCGTCACGCTCTTTTGCTTCCTTTTGAATATCTTCCACAACCCATCCGAAAAAGTAACCAAGTTGGCGCTTTGTTTTCTTTTGTTCAACAATTTCATAAGAAAGATTTACGAACTTGCCGCTTTCAATTATTTTTTTTATTTCGCCAAAGATGCTGACGAGTTTTTTAAGTTCACAGACTAGGGCTTGCAATTGGCTATCTCCTCAATCTTTTCTACCGTTTCTATGAGCTTCTTTTTACCAAGTGCAAGACCTGATTCAAGCTTCTCAAAAGCTTCAGGACAAGGCAGTATACGCTGAATGTATTTATAGGGCTTAATATTAGGGTTATAGCCCATATAATCACACCACTTGCGACCAGATACGAACATTTGCATTTGCATTTGGTCGAGATATTCTTTTTTGATTTTTTGAGAAAGAAGAAGCTCAATAAAAACTCTGTCACTGTGATTTTTTATCTCGACAAGCCCGTCCTCATCGACAAGCCCGTCAGGAGAGACGCCGACATATCCACCCTCAAGCTCAATAAAGCCGACTTGCTCAACAACACAGTCTTTTTCAAGCTCGTAGAGTGTCCTTGCTTGGTCTTCAAAAAGATTGCCACGCTCCATGTTGGCATTTGTATAGCTCTCGCGTTCGCCAGTTGAAAAATGCTCTGCTACAAGTTCGTTGACGTAAGTTTCAAGCCCCTTGCCTGCGGCCATAATGGTATTTGCATGTGAGGCAGACATTTTTAGCTTTTTAATTTCATACCACTCGTCAGTCTGTTGCTTGATATCCTTGTGAATTATAATTTTACCCATTATGCCGCCTCCTTAGATTTTTTCGCGGCTTTAAGCGCTGATTGTTTCTCTCTAAAGAGTAACAAGACGCTCTCATTGCCACTTATGATGCCTTGATGCTCTTCAAATAGGGATTTTAATTCTTTTTGAGTTTTGGCATTTTTAACAAGTGCAGCAATGTCAATTTGTGTGTTATTTTTGGAAGTATTCCCTGTTTCAGGAGCTTCAAGGGGCTCTCTGAACTCCTCAGCCTCAGCCTCTGAATAAATACCGTCGTATGCAATTTTGCTTAGCTTGAGGACTACCCTGTCAAACAAGCGCTTAAGTGCCATAGCATATGAGTAAGCATTTTTGCAATTACCTTTGTTTACCTCGCCCACCTCGTATATACCCTGTTTATCGTTAGAGTAGCGATAAAGTAACGAGCTGTTATAGCCCTCTTTATCTTCAGATACAGAGCTTGGTTTAAATTTGAGTTCATCGGATAATTTATCATTGATTTTTAAACAGGCATTGTGACTTATGATAAGTCCCGTATAGCCCATTTTTCCGTTTTTGGTTTCGTTCATTAAAATCCAAAAATCGCCTTCCTTAAGCCCAAAGCCGCCTTCTTCAATAAGTGATATAGCCTTTTCCTTAGATTGCAAATATTTTGGACTCTTCCATACATCAACATTTGCCTTTTTGCCGCTGTGCCATTCTTGTTTCTTTTCCCCGAAGTTATACACTTTCTTGGGTTCTGAGGTGTTTTTTGTTGCTCCTGTCATTTCTCCGTCCTTTCTACTTAGTGTTTGAATAATTTATTTACAAAGGTTTTTGCCGCGTTTAATATGCTTTTCCCAAAAGTTTGGTCGTCAAAGCAGTTATTAACCAATACCGCTGCTTTGAGCTCCAATATTTGATTTTGCAGATTTTCACAAATCTTGCACAAATAATTGAAATTTTCGTTTACCTCAACGGCTTTAGCCTTTGTGCCACCGATAAAGATGTTTGGAACTTCGAAACCATTCAAGGAATGGGCTTTTAGTGCGAGTTCAATTCGGTTGCGAACGTCAAATTTGCTAAAAATTGACGATATGTGTACAGATATCGTCTTTACACTTACACCAAGCTTTTGTGCTATTTCTTTGCTTTTATATCCTTGTAGTACAAGTCTATAAACGTCTGTTTCACGTTGAGTTAATTTTGAGAGGCACATATTTGTTTTAATCTCCTTTAGCTCTTAATGATGCGCTCAAAACTTACGCTTCAAGCGCACGATAAAAGCTAACTTTTACGCTGTAATCGGGTCTGAATCCGCTTCATCGTCTGCTTCTGTGTCAATTTCTTCACCCTCTGTAAGTTCAGCAGGTTCAGCTTCGGCAGCGATTTTCTCTTTTTCCTCTTCGGTCATACTTTCCGTGCCTACTTCTTGTGTGTAGTCTTTTTCTTCCATGGTTTTCTCCTTTTTATTGTTGTAAATTGCTCGTCTGTTCCGAGCTGTCATATAGCTTTAGCTAACCATCACAACTAACGCCCAGAGGACAATAATCGTGATAGAGTAAGCAATGGTGTGTGTAACTGCTAACACTAGCTCTAAGGGTGTTTTTATGCCCAAAGAATGCAAAGCCTCAAAAATCTTTTGCTTCAGTGTTTTTTTAAGCTTTAACGGTGCATAAAAATCAAGGCTAAGCGCTGCTCTTCTTGTCATGGAGTTGCATTTGTACCAAAATGTAACTAATGCCTGGCGCGTCTCCGGAGATAAATCCCAAGCAAGCGCTTTTATGGCATATTGATTATAATTTTCTAACTCAAGGCTCATAGCCAGTCCAATAGCGTACGCCTGAAATTTCGCATCTTCTATGACCTTTTGATATGTTTTAGACATTTTATCTCTCCTGATAATCCAAAAAAACGGGGCAGGTTGTTAGCAAAAGCTACGCCCCGAAAGTTTAACTGGGATTTTTTTAATATCGCCTAGCTTTTCTTGTTCGGTTGATACTGCACCATTTGCGCTATTTAAAAATTCAATAAATTTATCGAGATTTATTAGAATTTTTTTACCTGCCCGAAGATGCACAATTTCGCCACTTAGGGCCAGCGTGCGAATGCGGTGCTTCGCAACACCTGTCAATTTTGCTGTTTCTACTACTGTTTTCATTCTTGGTACTTTAATTTTTGATACTGTATTCATTTTTTCGTACTCCAATTAAGCCCCTGAAAGCCCTGGGGCGCTGATATTTTGTTTTACAAATATTGTTTAAAAGTTAATGTTGTGTTGAGTATAAAAACCGCATAACCACTTCGGGGTTTGCGTTAAATTTTTTAACGAAAGTCTTAACTACTTCTGTCATCGACTTGTCAAACGCAGTTGTATTGATGTCAAAATTTTTCTTATCTATATCGGGTATATGCGCCTGTAAGTTTGCCATAAGTACTCCTTGTTTGTAAATCTTTAATTGAATAACTTGAAATCCCCGCGGGGTATGTGTTAGTATACCCCTGTAGAGCGCGAGGAGATTTAGTTTTGAACAATCCGTATATAAAATCGCTAGGATTAACACCCATTGATTTAGTTGAGAGACTCAGGGGATTAAGCAAAGGCGATGCGCCAATAATCATATTTTTAAAAGACGACAACAAAGAAATAAAAATAAAAGATAATGGACAAATAGCCTATCATAAAGATTTCTTTGAAATTACCAATGCGGACAACACTCTTAAAATTTACCCTTATGGTGCAATCAACAAAATTCATGTGGTTGATGACCCGGAAGCCTGAGAAGCAAGAAAAGCTGCATATCTCGCTTTTCGCTTTTTTTCGGATTCTAGCCAGTCGTACACACTGTATGCTTTACCCAAGTCAACTTCAATACCTATGCCCGAAGATTTAGACTTTAATTGCGCCATTCCGCAAAGTTCGTACCCGTGTTTTTCGAGTGCGTACTGAACTATGTCAATGGCGATATTTCGCGCTATTATGCAAATATCTACCTCGTCACCGTGTATCGGTTTATATTCTTCTGTCATATAAACTCCTTTCAAGTTATTCAATTTTCAACGTGCAAATCTACCCCTTTTAGGGTATGATTCTATGTGAGATTTTATGTATTGTATTATTACAAAAAACTTATGAAATTACAAGTTTCTTATAAAGATTATTAATAAAACTTAATATAAGGTACCTATGTCTGCTCACAGATTGAAATTATTTAGAAATGAATTAGATATATCCGCCCAAGAACTTGCGAGAAGTGTAGGCGTAAAGACAAGCACTATTTATAGCTATGAGAGTGGCAATAGCAGTCCAAATTTAGAAACCCTAAATTTGCTTTATGTCAGCTTTGGTTTAAACATACATTGGTTCGTTACGGGTGACGGCACAATGTTCAATGAACCAAAAAACACCCTTAATATCAAATGCGAGCCCTTAAAAATAGATAAATATGAGTTAGGGCAAAGAGTTAACAAAATAAGAATAGCGGCTGATTTAGTTTCTCCGCAAATGGCTGAAATGTTAGTCGTGAGCGAAAGAGAACTTGCTGCCATAATCTCAGGCGAGGGTAAGATCACGCTTGAGCTTGTGCAAAAAATATGTGAAAATTTTGACGTAACTGCCGATTGGCTGTTGTTTGGGCATGAATAAGGCTTAAGCGAGTCGATTGCAACAGGCTATACAGATAATAATTTAAATAGGGGTTGCAAACAAAATTACTACTTCTAATGAATTCAAATAAGTGATATAATTACAAGATATGGAAAATTCTGAAATAATATTTACAATAGAGAAAGAGAAGACCTTGGCGAAAAATTTCAAGGAATTGTCTGATGCATTTATTAATCTTATTGACCAAGTTTCCCTGAGTGTTTGCGACGGCAAGCATCTTTTGGAACACTATGTGTCTGTAGAAAAAGGGAGCTTAGTTTTAAAAAGCAGTTTAGCGCCAAAGTTGCCCGAAGATTACGAATATTCCAAAAAGGCAAGAATGGCAATAATAGATGGTATAAAAAATATAAATGGCAGCGAAGGCAAAGAATTGCCCAAATATTTTAATGAAGCCGCTCTGAGTGCATTGTACAAAATCTCTAGAGCAAATGAGGCAAACATTATAATAAATAATAATACAATAAACCTAAACGATGATTTGGCAAACAATGTAATACCTTTATTTCCTGCAAAGTATTCTGCATATTCTTCCATTGAAGGTATCGTTAAAGCTATAGCGCTTAAAAGCGATGGGTTGAGATTAAGTATCGAAGATGTGTTGAGGGGTAAATACGTTAAATGTAGTTTTGAAAATTCTGAATTAGAGGAACAGGCAAAGTACTTAATTGGCAAAAAAGTTTATGCTTATGGGTGCATTACGTTTGACGCAAACGATATAGCTAAGTCTATATGTGTTGAAAAATTGGAAGAATTTAAAAATGATAATCTTCCCACTTGGCAAGAAATGAGGGGGGTACTTGGTGAGTAAAGCTGTTAATGTTTATGTTGACTCTTGCGTCTTTTTGTCTTGGTTTAAAGATGAACCTGACGCAGATGAATGCAAGGGGCTTTTTGACAGCGCAGACAAAGGTGAAATTAAAATTATAACATCATCTATAACACTAACAGAGGTAATAAAATTAAATAGAAGCATTGAAATTCCACATACTGATGTCATTAAGCTTAGAAACTTTTTTGAGAAAGATTTTATTATGATAGCATCGCTGGAAAGACGTATTGCGGAAAAAGCCAGAGAATTAATATGGAAAAATCCTCACTTGCAGCCAAAAGACTCCATTCATCTTGCAACTGCAATTTATTTAGAAATTCAAAAACTCTATACTTTTGATAATGATTTGTTAAAATTAAAAGATATATTCCCCGACATACTCATTTGTAAGCCTGATATACCATACGTACAGCAGATACCAATATCTATGCAACCTATGCCATAAATATGGATATGGAATTAAAAAGCAACTATACATTTGTTTTTTGTGGAAGGATTATAACGTTGAGCTTTGAGGAATTAATTTAAAAATGGAAAACGTTCGTCCGAGAATAAACAAAAATGGTAAAATCACCTCTTACCAGATCCGTGTGTTCAAAGGGAGGGATTCCAATGGAAAAGAGTTGCCGCCTTACATCAAAACAATTAAGGCCTACCCGGCTGATTGGAGTGAGGAAAAAATTAAAAAAGCCTTGAATACAGCAGTTGTATTGTTTAAAAAAGAATGCAAAGACGGTGTTGTAGTCGATAACAAGCAAACGTTTGAAAAGTATGCAAAATATGTGGTTGATTTAAAGGTGGAAAACCGCAAAATAAAACACAAGACGTCAATTTTGTATAATGGACTATTAGAAAAACGTATAAACCCCGCGATTGGGCATATAAAATTATCAGATTTAAGGCCACAACACCTTAATCTGTTATACAAACAGATGCAACAACCGGGTATGAATTTAAACACAGGCGGCAAGTTGAGCGATAAGACAATAGTAGAGCATCATAGGCTAATACACACTATTCTAGACCAAGCCGAAAAAGAATTACTAGTGTCATATAACGCAGCTTCAAAAGCTTCACCTCCTAGCGTTGAGCAAAAAGAAGCTAATTTTCTTGAAATTGAAACTATAGAAACAATTTTGTACTACTTAAAACGTGAGCCTCTAAAATGGCAGGTTGCCATGCAATTGTTAATTTTTACAGGTGGTCGCAGGGGTGAAGTATGCGGAATAAAAGTAGATAAAATAGACTTTAAAGGTAACATTATAGATTTTTGCAATAACCTGCTCTACACCTCAGAGAGGGGTATATATGAAGATACACTAAAAACCGAAAGCTCAAAAAGAAAACTTAAAATCCCTAGGGATATTATGCTAAATGTAAAAAAGCTTGTTAGGGAATTAAAAATTATAAAATTAAAACACGGTACCGCTTGGAATGACACTGGATTTTTACTTACGCAAGAAAACGGAAACCCCATGCATCCTGACAGCGTAACTGACTATTGCAATAAGTTTAGCGAAAAATACAACAAGGTTATAGAAAAAGAAAACAAAGAAAACCCAAAAAATAAAAGAAAATTATTGCCACATATCAACCCACATGCATTCAGGCATTCTCATATTAGTATTTTGTTATTCGAAGGTGTCGACCTTCCAGCCGCAAGCAAACGTGCTGGACATAAGAAAATAAGCACCACATCAGATATGTACGGACACGTTCTAGAAAAAGCAGATGAAAAAGCCTCTAATGTATTTGAAAATGTTTTTTTATCATCATAA